CTGCGATAAGTACGAAAAACCTCCTCTAGATGATACCAACATTGTAGCTTTAGACAATTTTGTAAACAACTGATTCGGTGTCATATTATAATCAAGATATTCAACACTATATTTTTCTTTCTTTAAAGCTTTCTCTAAATTAGACCAATATTTACTAACTTCCTTTTCATCTTGTGATATCATTTTATCACCAATATTTGCAAAAGAATAATTTGTAATTAGATCCCAATCTCTAGGAGGTGAATATCTATATAATACTGCTTTTTTTTCTTTAGGATTTTCCCATTGTGATTTTGTTGGAAACCATTCTAATTGCATTGAAAGAGGAGTAAACCAATATTGTTCTAAATTAACAGGTACATACTTATGCCACATTCTTCGGTAATTCTTATCAGTATGTTTCATTAATCCCTTACCACGGAATGCACTTTTATAAGTCCTTAACATATTACCAAAAGATCTTCGTATTGTAACATACTTATATTCAATATTTGATTGCCATTGTTTGTGTATTAAATATTCAATTTTATCTTTTGTAGATTCTTTATTATTAAAGCTTTTTTTCTCATGGGTAATGTCAATTAAAATCTTTATTTTAATAGGTCTTATTTCATTTAACCATAACCAATAATTTAAATTACAAACTATATCCCCATATCCATAATCTACGAGAACACTGACCCATTTAGATAAGTCTAGATCAACAGTATTTCTGAATGTAGAATCAATACTATTCTCATGAATATATTCGTGTTCTAATTGATGATAAGGTGTCCACCTATTATTAGGCAACAATATCCTACCATCTTCAAATAAAACTTCGATGGATTTTTTCTTTAATGACATATTATACCCTATTTCTGTAATAAAATCAAGGATTTATTTTTTTTATTTTTTCCTTGATTTTTTTATTTAGATATGTTATAATAAATATGTTGTTGCCACAGAGGAATATATAATTTAGATTCCAATGTGAAACATACGATATTTAAATTGTTGTTCATTATATTGAGAAATTCTCTCTTTAAAATGTTTGAGTGTATAATTAGTATACGTTTTATAAGACAAATCATCAGCAATATCATACAAAGTAGCTTCCTCTTTTTTACTTCCTTTTCGTAACCCTCTACCTATTGATTGTAAGTTCCTTATTTTAGATTTAGAAGGGCTAGCAAAAATGATATTGTGAAGGTTCCTAATATTAATACCAGTACTAAAGGTACCAAAGCTTGCAATGATAATAGCATCTCGCTCTTGTTCAGTAATTCTTCTGATTTCTTCTCTGTCTGATCCATCTACTCCTCCATGAACAAAAAATACTTTTCTATCTTTATTTACCTTTTCTTGTATTATATTATATAATATTTCACCATGTTTTTCAACGAATTGATACAATAATAATGTATTTCCTGTTTGATCACATGCAAGATTACGAATGAATTTATTTCGTTTTTCATGATTAATAAGGAAAGAAATCTCATCTTGGTAATTAAACTTTTTAGCTGATAACTTTTCTTCTTGTGTATATCTGAATACTATACATTGTATATTAAATTGAGCTAAGTATCCTGCATCAATTAAATCTTTTGTTTGTGTAACTTGAAAAACAGGACCAAATAACCCTTCAAGGATCAATTTATGAGTTTGGGAATCATCTAAAGTTCCAGTAGTTCCAAACTTCCAACGACAGTTTTTTAGCTTACTCATTACTGAGGTTAAAGATTTTGCTTTAAATAAATGTGCTTCATCGCCAACCATAAAGCGGAACTCTTTAAAGTAATCTTTAGGCAAAGCATAGATAGATTGCCATGTAGAGATTACAACTTGTTTATCGGTTTCTTTTTCTGTACCAGCAGTGATTAAATGACAATGTTCTTCAACATTCCAATCATCACTATATTCTTGAAAATCGGTATACATTTGTTGTACTAGTGATACAGTTGGTACCACTATTAAACTTCTTGTATTAAAATACCTAAGTAACAAATATATTATGAAAGATTTACCAGATGCTGTCGGTGATAGAAGTAAACATCTATCCATATTAATACAATGCCTAACAGCTTGTAATTGATAATCTCTCGGAGTTAAGTTTAAATTAAGCCGTTCACTATATCTAGTGCAATCAATATCACTAAAATTATGATCCCCGACCGTAACACCTTCGTCAATTTGTAACTCATAGTCTCCGGTTTCACAAAACTTTTTAACGTATTCATATAACCCATAGTACAGTTGCCTTTTTCTAACATCAAACAATCTGATTTTTCCATCCCAGAAACCATTTCTGTATGACGGAGTAAATTTCGCATTTGGAATTTCAAAAGTAAAGTAGTCGTTTAGCTCTGCAGCCTGCGAAGCATCACAATCAATAAACATATGTACATCATCTACTTTACTTAGCTTCATGATCCCATTGTAAATCTTAAAAAGTCAATTGCTGATCGAATATTATATCCTCTAGTATTTAGGGACTTGATAATTGACTCTAGAAAATCTACTTTCTGTTTTATATAGTCTAATTTTTCATCTGCTTTAATTAAATCATTATCACCGGCAAGATATGTTTCTATTTTAGGTTCATATCCTTTAATAATTTTATACATGAATGGTTCCCAACCGAGTTCCTCTAATTCATCTTGACTCATTTTACCAGCATAGTAAATAGTCTTTAACTTTAGAAGCTTCTTTTTTTCGTAGAAATATTTTCTTTGTTGGAGACATTCATCATTATATAACTCCAAATATTTACTATGAAGATTGGGTATTTTTAATAATTCAACATCTAATTTAGTATCGTCGATATGACAATCTTTTTGCCATAACAACTGTATTTCACTTAATTTCATATTACATTGATGGTTTTAATCTCGTCATTTCATAATAGTTATATTGAAAAGCTACATCTGCTGTTGCATATGTAATTTCAGAGGCCTGAATATCAAAGTTTATTGATGATATTGATTTTGGCCATAGGTCATAAAAGTCAAATCTTAATGCTGGGTTTTTTGAACCGGTGAGTACAAATAAAGAGCCTTGTGTTTTAATTTTATCTGCAGCTTTAGCTCTTTCATATTGTTGAAAACTTTCTGGCTTACCTAATCCAAGTATCCATTCCTGAATTTCTTGCCAATTTCGCATATATTCATCTACTATCATTGTGATAGTAAATTCATCATATACAAGATTATCACCTGCTACCCAATGTTGTCTGTGGGGGGTTGCTACTGGTATTTCTGTGATAGATACTCCAGGTATTACCGCCTGTGAGCAATAGAATTGTGTTTCAGGAAGAGCTTGACAAGAGAACCTGAATCCAGTAGGCGAAAGATAATTTATATTGTCTGGTTGTTTTGTTGCTGCCATGAAACCTCAAAAAAAAAGGGTAAGGAAATCTAAGACCCCTTACCCTTATTTATATCACTTAATTTAATACAAGATTACATCAAGTTTGTAACAAGACATCGTCTGTAATAAACGTTTGTGTTATATGTGAGTGATCCATCACTGGATGCAGCGGTTCCTGTTGAGAAAGGATTCGATACCATTCCGTATCGTGTTTTGAATCCAATCTTTGGCTGGAAGGAATTCTCACCAACCGCACGTACCATTTGTAGTGGAACGTATGGGCAGTAGAAAAGTCCTGCGTCATAAGCTGACGAACCTTTATATCCAATCACAAACCAGTTTGTGTCTTGAATAGTTGCATATGGATCAACATATACTTTGTAACGACCATTAAGAGTACCAGCAAAAGTTGATTGTGTATCATCAACATTCAACGATCCACCTGGAACGGCAGATTGATAATCAAGCACTCCTGCCATTTGCAGTGCGGAAGCAACATCCGAAGAAGTCATAAGGATATTCCCTTTTCCTCTACGTGTGTCGTGCCCGATTGCATTAGCTTCGCGCTCAATCTGGAACATGAGACCCTTAAATTTCTCAACCATCCAGCGACCGTTTGAATCGACATCCATATCGAATGTACCGGCGGAGGCTACGTTGGTTTGGGCACCAGTTTTGGCGTTACCGTAAATTGTTCGGATAACTTCGCGGTTAATCTCCGACAGAATCTCTGAACTCAAAATATTTGAAAGTTCAGTTTCAGCATCAAGACCATGAATTGCTTTTAAGTCTTGTGCCAATTCCATCGTGTACTCACCTTTGAGAGCACGTGTTTTCGCTGTAACAGTTACCTTATCAATTGAGAAGGCCATTTCTGCGAAAGCATTGGAAGCTGAATCGCCAAGTGCTTCACCCGTAGTCGTAGTCATTCCACGACCTGGGAGATATGCAAGTGAACTAGATGAGGCAGCCGCGGGGTTACCATTTGATGTGTGAGCGGAAGTTCCACCAGCTTTCAATCCAGATACTCCGGAATCAGACTCACTGAAAAGTGCTTCTGAACCAGTCTGGCTTGCATAACGGGACTTCATGGCGAAAATTAAGCCAGTCGGACCTGTCATAGGTTGAACACCACAAACATCGTATGCGATTAAGAGAGGCATACTTCTGCGAACTAAAGAAATAAGTACTGGGTCATAACCCTTGATATTTCCAGCTGTATTACCTATACCGGCACCAACAGCGTTCGTAGGAGAGCTCTCAAATAAAAGTGAAGAACCGCCTTCTTCCTGGATCGACTTCTCCTCATTCTCTAACAGAACTGCTGTAACAGCTTTTCGGTAAGAGTCTTTGATTTGAGGAAGATCAGGATGGTCAAGAACAGGACCCCACTTCTCTTGTAAATTTTCGGATAAAAACATTATTAATCTCCTAAATGTTTTATTATAAACTACTAAAAAAAGTTGTTATTATTATCTAACTTGTCGTGAAATAGCCGACATGTATTTATCCATTCCCTCTTGTAAATGAGTGGGATTGGATTCATCATCATTTGATGATTCTATGTCTTCGACCATTGCGACTTTTTTGTCTTCCGATGGAAAATAATTTTCCTTCAGTACTTCAACCTTCTGTTCAAAGTCCTCTGCGTCTTCAGCATCAACATTTTCAGCTAAATCTGCTACTTTTTCTTTTTGGGTTTCCGTCAAGTCTTTTGTAATAGTGCCTAAGACCTTTTCTTTTTTAAACTTAGTAAGTTCTGATTGAACTTCTACATTTTTCTGAATTTGACCGTTGAGTTGCTCTTCAAGACCTTCTACTTTTGTAAATAGATCGTCCACAACATCAACTTTCTCTTCCGGGATTGTAATGTAATGTTCAGTAAATAGATTTTTAAGACCAACTAAGAATCCTTCTGTTAATTCTGTGCGGATTCCTTTTTCAATGGCAAGTTTATTTTCCTTGACCCATTCTTCAGAAACATAGTTAAGATAGCTATCTACCTTATTAACTAGCTCTTCTTTATATTCGTCAATCTCTTCAGAAAGCTGAA